CGACCATTCTGTGCAACTTCTCGACATGAGTTGGAAAAACGATCCATAAATACTTCAATGCCGTCTGTTGTTCTAGCACAATTCGCAGTATTTTGACCTCGAGGTCGAATAGTAGAAAGATCAAACCCTACGCCACCACGCCGTTTAGCGATTTGAACTAGTTCCTGATCGGTTTTTAGAATACCCCCATAAGAATCATAAGGAGACTCGATTACAAAACAATTGGAAATTGATTGAATTTGATATGGGTTTCCAATCCCCGACATTGGAGAACCCTGTGGGACGACGTATTTAAAATTCTTAAATAATTCATAGATTTCTTCCTCCGACATCGGGTTGGGATACTTTCCCTCAACTCTTACGAATTCCGCTGCCATGCGACGATGCATATCATCCGGAGTCTGCTCGTAAATATTTCCCTCCTTGTCGGTCAATGCATACTTAGTCACAAAGACATTTGCGGCTAAATCATCGCCCCCGAAATACTCTCTTGATGCCTCGATTGCTTCATTGAATGTTACCATCAAATTTATCCCATCATATCTTATTTACTTCATTCCACTTTTTCTTCAAAAGTATTTTCATGTCATTCTTATCACTATCGACTGCTTCCTGCAACGTTAACTCCGACTCGTCCGCTATCTTGATTATAGATCGTGCAGTATCAATCTGTACAGGAAAAACTAACCCATCCCTTCCAGCACGGTTTTTAGCAATAAACAATCTACCCACGCCTGAAGATTTTTCCATCGGTTTTCTGGAAAGAGAAATGACCACATCTGCGACCATCGCCTTGCCATATGCCTCTGCCATATTTTCTAGACCAACGATATCTGAATTTGCAGAATCCCGATTTGCCTGAGATGCTGTCCATATCGGAACATTGAGATCCATTGAAAGGTTTCTCAATTCCTCATAGATAAGTTTGAGTTCATGCCTCAAAGAATCATAACTTCTGGTTGAACGCATGATATCAGCGTAATCAATGATGATTACGCTGGGAACAAACCCACGCAACATCAACTTTTCAATATGGTTTCGGATAGTTATCACCGAAGCCGATCCTGTGGGGTATTCTTTGATAATCAATCTCCCCAAACCGCTATCCTTATATCTTTCAGTGACCTCTTTCTTTCGGTCTTGTACGTCATTGCTTGGAATTTCGCACAAATTAGAATCATAACGTAACCCAACGGCGATCTCACTCAATTCATAGGTATAATGAAGCACATTCTTTCCAACCTTCATAGCAGCAACGCCCAAAGCCACTAAAAAATGACTCTTTCCAACCCCTGTATTGGCCGTAATGACCCCAATTTCACCCCGTCCTAAACCCCCATTTAAAATGTCTTTCGCGTCTAGGCGTGGCATGCCAGTAGGACAGACTTGCCTGTTAACCTTAATGAATCTAGCGTCGGCATCCTCAAAAAAATCATGACCAGGACTATGAGGAATTCCAACCGAAACTGCTTCTTTCATCAACTCCAACACACTATCAAACTTATCGGTTTGAATTAATTCAACCGCCTTTTCGAGTGCCTCCTTAAAAGCCTGACGTTTACAAAAATCAAGTGACTTATCTTTTACATACTCAATATCACCCATATTGGGGTTCATTTTAATGCGATATAAGAACTCGACTATCTGATCTCGTAAAATCACGTCACTGCTCTCTCCCAAATCCTCCCTAATAATCGTCACCAGAAGAGGCAGCGTCGGGAAACACTTATATTTTTCATAATACAAAAAATATTTATCATTTAAATAAGCAAGATATTTTACGTCAAAAAAATCAGGCCTCATAACCTCATACATCTGCGTGGCCCATCGGTGATCAGTCAATAATCCCTGAAAGATCTTTTCCTGAAATGATTTCCCATATTGGCTAAAACTACCATTTTCACTAATAATAGATGACTGCATTCTTCTCCATCATCGTAAGACTGAGTTGAGCGACATAAAAAAGGAATCCGTGTCGAAGTTATTGAGTCCTTCGCGTAGTAAAACTCTCATTAAATTGATCTTATTGTATGAAGGACTAAAAGTATCAATCTTGCCATTAATTTTTTGAATCTGTGTAGCTGCCAGGTTTCTAGTATCTAGATACATTAATTTCCAGTTCCGCCGTACAACATGAGGAGACTCATTGATCGACTTAAGTAATTTAATTTTATTCTTTTCCGAACGCTGCTGACTTAAAGTAAGTATTTCACCTACTGAAACCTTTTCATCAGATTGAAGTTCCGGAAACCTTTTTGCCATAGTCTTAAATCCAGCGCCTTTAATTCCCGGGATCCCATCAGAGATATCGCCCACAAAACAACGTGTAACACAGAAATTTTGAGTCGAAACATGAAAACGCTGCCGTACCAGATCCGGAGTTATACAACGCTTTTGCCCCGGAGACCACTGTAAAACTGATTCAGAAATTAATTGATAGAAATCTTTATCAGATGAAATAATCACCCTAGGACCATCTATAAATCGATATGTAGCCAGATACCCTATCACATCATCAGCCTCACAATCCGAAATGTAAATTTGATTAATGGGTGTGTTCTGCAATAGCTCAATAGTAAGTGCAATTTGATAATTGCGATTTTCGACAGTGTCAGGAATATCATTTCCGTAATAACGATTTAATTTTTGAGGTCGTCTTTTTGATTTATAGTCCGGAAATATTGATCTTCTTCGTGGTGAACCCCCGCTTTCCCACACAACATAAACTGCCTTCGGGGTAAAGCGGTCAATTAATAACTGCAGCCCCTTTAAGAACCCTACTACTCCTCCCACTTGCAGACCGGACTCGTTGATCGACGGGTTGGCAACAAAATGTCGCATATGAACGTTTAAACCATCAACAAACATGACGGGACGTTTATACGGCATTAGCCCTCCGGATGCACAATCTCATCCTCCATCTGAATCGCGATCGACCGAATTTCCTCATAGGACTCTGGGTCTACATCTACGTCATTTTCCGATTGTGATTTTTGAACAAGGACTATTTCAAGCATTTGATCTATCAAGGAACCAAAAAATTCATCATCCATAATCTGCTGAAAGTCAGCTTTATGAAATTTTTTCTCTTTATATACTTCGCCGGTTTGCGTATGAGAGACAGTTATTGCTTTCCATGACCCAGTACCGCTAATGCTAACATCATAATTACCAATAGTCGCCATCCCATGTTTGCGAAGCAAATCAAAAATCTGTTCATGTTCCCTAATCCCTACCCCAAAATGAATCTCAAATTTCACAGTACGAAAGGGTGGTGCGACCTTGTTCTTAATCGTCTTTGCTGAAACGTGAATTCCTACAATTTCCTTATTTTTATTTTCAATTATTTGACCGGCACCCAACTTTATTCTGACAGACGAATGAAAAGGGATGGCTTTTCCTCCCGGGGTGGTTGTGGGATCTCCGTACATTACGCCAATCTTGGTGCGGATCTGATTAAGGATGACGAATAAGACATTTTGATTGCCTATTACTCCCGTAATCTTTCTCATGCCCTTAGAAATAGCTCGAGCCTGCAGGCCTATTGAATCCTTATCATAATCCCCTATTAACTCTGCTTTTGGTGATGATGCTGCCACACTATCCCATATAATAGTAATAGGAACATCCTTATCCATCGCCTTTGCTTTCATGATAGTGGCTTCCGCGATGGAAAGAACCTCTTCGGTACAATGGGTATCCACATACACAAATCGTTTCTCAATATCCACCCCCAGTAACGACAGATTCTCCACAGACGTGGCATTTTCCGTATCGATGTAAACCACGATGCCGCCCAGCAGTTGAGTTGAACGAGCAATTTGTATTGCAACATGTGACTTTCCAATTGAGGGTGGCCCAAATATCTCAACAATTCTACCCTCAGGAAGCCCCCCATTCTTTCGGTTGGATATGATATAGTCTAACTGTTTAGAACCCGTGCTAATCCATCTTTTAACGTGTGTGGGAGAAACATCATACGCTAAATTATACGCAATTTTTGCACCGTGCTCCCGGTTGAGTGATTCAATCAAATCAACAGTAAAATCTTCCGTTTTTGGTTTATTTTTTGATTTAGGCATAACGCTCTCCCATTGATCAATTTTACTTTAACATCACGATGTGTTCAAAAAAAAGGGAGAGCAAAGCTCTCCCTCTCATCGTATGTCTTAGGTTTAAGGCCCTACATATCTTCTAGATCCGCAAATGCAGCATCAAGACTCTTATATTTTGATGAAGAAGACTCATCGCCACCGGGTGCCGGCGTCTTCACCGTCCCAATATCCTCAGCATCATCATCACCATTTAACCAATCATTAATGATTTTTTCCAATTCTTCATAAGTCTTAGTAGAATAGAGTTCATCAACACCAGGAATATTGTCCAGCCATTTCTTAGCATAATCGGCATTAGCATTTAACGGAGACTGTTTTCCCCGGGGTCTAACTTCCGTTGTAGCCCACATCCGACCTGGCATCTTACTGCATGACACTTTTACGTCGCGACCGTCGGTAGGATCTGTGATATCTCCATAATCCTCATCCAACATAATATTTAAAAGACTCTGATATACAGTCTTTCCAAAAGACCACAAACGTACGCCTTTATCTTCTTCTCCCCTAACGACAATGGGAGCATAAGATCTCATTTTCGGATAAAGCTTTTTAGCTAGTTCATATGATTCTTTAGATCCATCATCTCGCAATTTATTGATTAACTCTTGAACGGGATCGGGTTTACCAAATTGATAGGGTGCCAACAACCCTGGGTTATTACCGATGTTGTAATAAAACCAAAGCTCCTTGAATGGTTGGCCATCATTATCAGGAAAAGACATCAGGCGAACCGTTGCCTCTTCTCCTTCCTGCGGTCTCCACATTACGTTACGACGACTATTTTGCCCTGAAAGCTGGGCCAGCTTATTACGAATTGCATCAAAATCTATTGCCATTTTTAACTCCCAATAATTTAAAATTCAATGTACAAAA